AGCATGGCAATGAATTTTTCTGAAAGTAATTTCTGTTTCATTTTTTTGTCAACCTGCAAAGTTATTGATTTTTTCTTCCATTCACAGCCTCCAATAGTTTTCGATAATTATACACGCTCCCAAACCAAGCAAAAACGAAATCAATCTGTTCTTGAATGACATGCTGGTGATGGCTGTTCCTGTTCTACTTGGGTCGCTGAAAAATCCTTTTTTGTAAATCCCTGAATTGTAAAAATACCGCACTTGGTAATAAACTCCATCATGAATAAAAGGAAACATCAGGATGCAGGGAATTACAAACATCAGCGACTCGCCATCAATGCCCCAAATGGTAAAGTATGCCAAAACGCGGACAAAAGAAAATACCTGATGAATATCTCGTCTTGCGTTAAACTCTTTTAAACGATTCCAATCGACAAGGTGGAATAGTATTGCCTCGATGATACCAAAGTACGCTCCAAGGGCAAGGAATGTGAATGTTTCTATCATTTCGTCGGTATAAAGTCAAGTATGTAAAAAATCCTGCCCTTGATGGAATAGATTTCTTCCTCTGTCCAGAATGATTTCATCACAGGTTCACCGCCGGGCAATGTTTTCTCGGAATCAATCATCTCGCTTTCCATCAGCACCTGCAAAGTGTTAATCCACTCACGCATCTCCTGCTGTGCAATGGGTTTTATCCGTGGCTTGCGAACTATTGGTTTCTTTTTTTGGGCTGGCATATTGCAAAGATAAGAATCATCACTCGCAGAAGATTGGCAGCTTCGTTGTGAATCCATATTTTTTATCCACCATCTTGAATCCTTGCATTGGTTTTTCAAACGATGCACCTATACGCTGGGCATAGGCTGAATATCCAATTCCAGAACCATTGATGAAACAATCTTTTGTTGCTTCAAACAACTGATGGTAATGTCCCATGATATTGTAATCTGCATGGATGCTGTCGTTCATCTTGTGGATGGCTTTTATCAGCGGAACGGTCAATCCTCCGATGCCGCCTCCGTACTTGATGCTATCACCATGCCAAAAGCGAATTACCTTGTCAAAGATGCTGACATAAGCATAAAGTCCATTTGGAACGACAAACGATAGTTTTTTCTCGCTTGCGAAGTAATCTTCAATGTCCTTATACATCATCCATTCATACGAATTTTTATAGGCTGTTGATACCCTCGGCTTTTTAGTTGTCCTTCCGTGGTTGCCGTAGTTGCAAACAATAGTGATTTTTTCAAATTTGCCATGCTGCAAATAAAATTTTATCGCTGTGATGATTCGCTCCTTTGCAAATCTCACCGCTTGCGTTGGTGACAGGTAATTACTTTCTTCAAGTTCTTCATGGATGTAGCCCGTAATGAAATCACCTCCAAGCCACAATATCGCCTGTTTTATATCGCTGCTGAATCTTTCTTTGTGGACCAGCTTTAATGAATTTTGAATGCACCTATTCCATCTTGTGGATGCAATGTCAAGATTGTAATCGTTCAGCCCGTTGATGGTTTCGCTGTCAATTCTTTCTTCAAAATGCCAATCTGAAAGCATGATGATAGGGCATGCTTCTTCTTTGCCTGTGCTTGTTAATGGCTCGATGGTATATGTGTCAACCGCTTGTTTTACCGATACCAATGCATCAAATCGTTTCTCGGCTTCTTGCCACATCTTCAAGGTGTAGTTATACTTATCCTTGTATTCCCTTACTCTTGCATTTTCTTCGGCTTTCTGCAAATCAAAACTGATACGCTGCTCGATGGTTGGTTCAGGTATTTTTTCAATGTCTTGTTGCGTATTGTTTTGGCTTGATTTTGGTCGTTTTATCTCACCCTTTTTTGTCATTCGGAAATACGATACTTTTAAGTTGTTGTACTCTTTTGTATTGCCTTTTATTCCCAACGCCCTGCATATCTCGCTCAATGATTTGGTAGTGTAGTTTTCAACTCTGCGAATCTTATCAGGGCTTTTCATGGTTTATGGTTTGGGTGGTTTGGGCAATCCAAAATTATCTTTTTGTCGCTCCTTGTCCTTCGGAGCAACATCAAAGTATGGATGCTTCTCGGAGAAAACAATCTTGTCCTTCCCGGGATTCATCTTAAATACATCCTGCATCTTTGGTGTGACTTTATCGCTCACAGCTTGTACCTTCTGTGCATTCGTTGGCATCTTGTCAATGACCTTTCTTAGAAAACATCGGCAGTTGAAGTGGTTCAATGGTGAGTGCGTATTCCAAAATGGATGGTCAACGGGTAAACGAATGCCATCAAGTGGTCGGCAGATGTCGGATGTGTTTGAATCCATCACAGCATCATATTCGAGCAAATCAAAGTTTGCTTTGTCGCGCTCGAAGTCATTCCATTTTCTTGCGTTCTGTGCCATGCCAATGGCTGTATCATATTCCGTTTGCAGGTATGTTACATTGTATGTCTTGAATACTTTCGTGGCTGCTTCCCTAACCTGTTTGAATGTGGCAATGTCAGCACCTCCTGCTAATATCATCGACATATCACGCACCTGCTGATATGTTTTTGCGCCGCTGAACATGTAGATGTTGTTTCGCATCTCGGCTTGAAGAAGTTTATCAGGCGCGTAATTGCTTCGTACAATATCACCAAGCCCTTCATCAACTCCTTTATTCAGATGCTCGGCAATTTTTAAATACAATCCTCTTGGAAGATTATCGGTACTGATATATCCCTCCAATATCGCTGTTATCAGCGCAGCAACATCGTATTCAAATGGCAAACCTTCCATCAGTTGGCTTGCTTTATTTGCTTGTCGCTTGCTTTTTCGTGAAACTCAAATATCATCGGCTTGCTGCTTAATAACAACTCACTCGGCTTGATTTCTACACTATCAAAATCAAAACTTTTTTCAACCACAACCATGTCAAACTGCTCATCTGTGATGCGTTTCTTTTTTCGCTGTCCTTCCAGCCAATGCAAGCACTCACTCCAATAGCGCATACTCACATAGATTGTTTTTAAAGGCATCATTCGCAGCCTGTGCCATGTCACCGCTGATGCAATGGCATCAATGCCTAAGTTGTGCTGCGTTGTCCATTTGTTGATGTAGTTAAAATGCTTGTTGATGGTTCGGCTCATATGTTATTGTATAGATTTTTTATTCTCTCTGCTGCACTTGCAACTTCCGCTTGACTTACCTGTTCTTTCTCGGTAATGGGAATGCTTGTGCGTTCCTGAATCCATTCAGGTGCTACCTTGTACCCTGCATCACTTAATGTCTTAACAAGGTCTGCAGTTATCTTGTTGCTCTCATCTTCTTTTCTCCTGAATTCCTCTTGCTCCTGCACATTTCTGAATGCAAATTGCAATCCTTCGGGAATGTCCAAACCAAGATTCCGCAGCTTCGGCAACACCTCCACATTGATGTCATGCTCCACCGCTTTGCAGTCAAAACTTTCTTTCATCTTGATGGCAGTCTGAATCTCTGTGTTCGCACCAAGTTTGCCCGGTGTTGAATCCATCGCATCAGCATGACCGAGAATAACTTTTGAAATTGATTTTTCAAGGTAGGATTTTAACTCATCAAACGCTTGCCATCCCGTACCTGAATTTCTGCTTTCTATGAATTCAATCTCATCTGCCGGGTCTGTAACGATAACACCACTACTGCCCATGTCAACAAGGTTGTTGAAGAAATCATCTCTCTCATCACCTGTTTTCATCGTTTTTCCGTGCCTTGTCGGCTGACCGAACAACTCAACGAATGTCGCATACTGACCTATCAATGCACGCAGGTAAATCTCATATAATGCAACCTTGTAAAGCAAACCATATCCGCAGGTTGCCACTCCGTTGTCCGATGGAGTAGAGAAATAGAATGTCCAATCAAAAGGGCAGTTTCCAAAATCATCCTTGTAATTTTTATCCCTGAATGGTGTGCCGCCAATCATGTATGGCACGGATGATATTCTTAGTCTGTCGGGAGATACCCACGGACGAGGAATAACGGTTATCGGTGCAGGGTTGCCCTCTCTATCTCTGCTGAATAATTCGTTATTGATGACATCGGAAAAGTTGAGCAATGAATAACCATAGAAAAGCGAATCCATCTTTGCATCCATCGTTCTGAAAAACCAATCCTTGCGAATCAATTCCGTTGCCTTTTCGTTAATGTTTCCATTTGCATCAATCAAATCAAACTGCTTTTTCAGTACATTCTGCTTTCTTACTTCATAACAACCAAACGCATGACCATTGAAAAGCGTATCCATGTAGATTTGCTGCATTTTCACACGCTGGCGCATGATTTCAATACCTGCCTCCGCTTCCACAACTGCATCACGCCATTTCTTGATGTCCTGCGTTGCCCTGCTGAAAATTATCTGTGCAATACTCTCATGCCTGATGTCTTTTGCCTGACCTAACTTGCCCGGCATCTTCGTGTCCTGCGCTGATGTGTACTGAAAAAAATAGTTTCGCAGATTCCTGAATATATTTTTTGACTTTGCCATGCTCTTAATAGTGATTTGTGTTCTTCTTAACGCTGCTCATTCGTGTTCGGTAACCTACCTTCGGTTGAATGCGTGGAATGTTCGCTGTGATGCCCGTATTCGCTCCTGCTGCCATCATCATCCATTGAATGGCATTGTCATAAGCAAGCACAACATGAGCAGGTATATTTTGCGGTGCTATTCGCTTATGAATATAATACAATGCAATGTTCACGATATACACGACAAGCTGCTGGCTGCGGTTGTCGGCTGCATTCCACTTTGTGCTGTCAGTTGGCAATGTACCTGCCGCAAGTGAATACGCTGTACCTGCGCCCCAATATACTGCCGCTTGCGCGTCATCAGGTGCAATGCCATAGTTTTGATTTGCACAGGTGTATGTTTTATCGTGCCACCATACCTGATTGCCGATGTTGTATGTCGTTTCTGCATCCCATACAGGATGAGGTGTTTTTACATTGAATATCTGATACAGGTCACCAAGTAATGATGTGTTGGTGGTACTCCATGCTCCTGTCTTATTGCCCGTAACAAGATATACTTTGTTATTGTTTGCAACAAGGTTTCCATTTACATAGTTGTTCGTTGCGACATAGGCATCTGCATAAAGATAAACCCTGCGCTGTGCTTTGTAGCTTACCGACATCGAGAAAATCGAAATATCGGTGAACTCCCATGCTGTGTCGTATTTTTGAACTAAATATGAATTCGCTTCCTCAATCGCTGTCAGTTCCAACGATTGCAGGATTTGATTATCATTGCCGGTGATTTGATTCAGTTGTGATTGCTGAATCTGCCGGAGATAATCCTTGATGAACAGGTATGCCATGCCAACAAAAGTACATGGCTGTTTTTTTACCTGCTGATTTTTGCGTTAAAAATTAATTTGGGGAGTATTTTAAACCCGAAAAGGTATGATATGTCATGCGCCGTTAGTAGTAATAAAGCAGAGAACCTTTCGTAAAGGGATAAGAGATTCTTTTATTTTACCCACAGAACTGCTTTATTATTTATTTTCAGTAAGCCATTCTATCAATTTCTTCTTCAACTTTTTTCCAATAATCATACAAATGTGGTGCAAAACCACCTTGATTTATAGAAAAAGAAATATGCGACCTTGCAATCATTCGTGCTTTTGGTAAAGATTCACTTCTTTTCATTACAACACCATCTGAATTATATTGTATTGACAATAAATTCAAGCTGTAATTTATTAACTTTTGAGCTTCTTCTTTGTAGTCCATTTTATTTTTGTGAGTGATTTTAAACTTGAAAAGGTATGATATGTCATTCATTGCCTATGGTTATACCCGATAAGGGATGATAATTCATTCGTGAAACATTTGTGGAAGAAAAAAAGAAAAAACCCCACCGCACTTTAGTCGGTACAAAATCCTGCTTGACATCCGCTTCCAGTTCCGAAGTAAAAATCTTGTTGCAGTCCAATAGTTTTAATTTTTTCATAACTCATTTCTTTTTTCCATTTACGATTTAGTGTTTTTTCCATATCTGCGAACCATTGCATTTTCAAACTTTCATCATCAAAGTTTTTTCTAAGTTGTTGTGGATTTTTCCAAAAACAACCAACGCAATTACTATCAGGTGGAAATATCAAATCTGTTTTGTTTGCCCATTGTGCTACTTGGTAGTGTCCAATTCTATTTTCAATTAATGGATATTTACAAGTTCTCCATTCAATTTCAGTCCATTTGTTTCTACCATTAGCACTTTGCCCTGTAATAGTCTTAAACTTCGTATTTTGGCTATTAGCGCGTTCTTTTTCATCGTACCTAAAACCGATATTCATT